TGCCCCGGCGCAGCGTGGAAGGGCGAACGGTGTTCAACAACGTCACCATCGCCAACACCCCCGCGGCCGACATCAACTTCAGCCAGCAGGCCGTTGATACGCAAGGCGCTACCCCGACCTGGGTGCGCGCTCCCAATGACATTGGATCGGCATACCTGACGGATGCATCTATTGTCGTGAACGATTCAGCCGGCGCGGAACTGACAGCCTCGCCGGGATGGCCGGCGGCTTTGACGCGCACCAAGATTCGTGACGATTACGTTTCCCGAAACAGCAACATCCCGTTCGGTCGCACGGTATGGGCTGGATGGATTCCGTGGTACACGAGCGCGTCGGTCAATATCGGACAGCTCGGCAACGTGTCCTATCGGATGGCCGAGATCGACGGCGAACTTGCCCCGTACACGATTAGCGAGGCCCGCGAGGACGATTGGCGGTTCGGACTGCAAGGTACTTCGGAGGTCAACCCGTCCGACCTTGTGACGGCCAAAGGCAACGCCCAGGCATACCGCAATCTCGTAGGCGCGACCATCATCGACGTTCCGCCGCCAATGTGCCGGGTGTTTCCCGCCAAGATTACGGGGTCGGAGCTGTATACCAACTGGCGATGGCGGTACTCGTTTGAGGAAGTCGAACCGAATCCGGCCGCCGGCGCAGGCGGAACGCCAAGCGTTGCCATTGGCGCGTATGGGCGCAGCGGGTCGATTTTGGCCCGCAACATGGCAGAGAACGCCAACCTGAACTACGGCACGGGCGACACTCGCAACTTTATTGCGCCAGGGGTCGCGCAGAGCGACTACACCAATGCGACCATCCGAGCGGTTGCTATTGCCAACGACACCATCGTGATGATGGTGGAGCAATTCCCGACCTCGTACACGACCGGATCGCCGCCGTTTGGACCGCAATATTGGTTCTCAATGCCGAACGCTGTGATCGTAGAATGCACTACGGGTGGAGGTTAATAAACCATGACAACTACTTGGAACATCATCTTTGAGCAGGGCGCTGAATTTCAGTCGGTGGTTACGGTCAGCGATTGGCCCGCGACCTACCCCGCGCTGTCTACGGCTACGGATTGGCGGCTCCGCGTGGCCCGAGCTGGAGAAACGGCCTTTTTGACTGCGAATACGTCCAACTACATCACGCTGAACGGCGCAAAGACCGTTGGAACCTTTGTGATTCCCTCGGCTATCACCAACGCATTTCCGTGCGGAAATGCGCTATATGACCTTGACATTCTGTTTCCTGGCAGCGTGGTCAAGCGGTTGATCTCGCTTGGTTCGGCACAAGTCAACATCTACGCGGGGTCCGTCTAATGCCCGAACAGATATCAATTTCCGTGGTCAGCTCCGGTGTGAACATTGCCGCTGGCGCGGTAACAAGAGTGACCGCCGGCACGGGATTGACGGGCGGCAACATCACCTCAAGCGGAACGATTGCGGCTGACTTTGCTGTCAGCGGATCGGCCACGGCAAACAAGGTGGTGGAAGCCACGGACAGCCGTTTGTCGAACGCTAGAACGCCCACCACGCACGGCAGCAGCCACGGCGTTTCTGGAAGCGATCCCATCCCTTCGGATGGCCTCGCGCAGTCCCAGGTAGCAAGCCTCACCACCGATCTTGCTGCAAAGGTTCCTTCAACTCGTCAGGTGATTGCTGGCACGGGTTTGGGCGGTGGTGGAGCATTGTCTGCCGATGTCACCTTGTCCGTTTCCTATGGCACATCAAGCACGACTGCTTGCGTTGGCAACGATGCGCGGCTGACCAACTCTCGAACGGCAGAAGCTCACGCTAGCACGCATTCAGCGGCAGGCTCCGATCCGCTGACCTTGAGTCAATCGCAAATCACGGGGTTGACGGCCGCCTTGTCGGCAAGGGCTCTTACTGCCACCCAAGTCATTGCAGGCACGGGATTGACCGGAGGTGGCGATCTGACTACGGATCGAACGCTTGCTGTTGCATACGGAACAACCAGCACCACGGCAACCGTAGGCGACGATGGGCGGTTCTCGTTCATTTCTGCCGGAAGTGGTGCAACTACGCGAACCCTTCAGAACAAGCTTCGGGATGTATTAAGCGTCAAGGACTTTGGCGCAATTGGAGATGGAACGCTTTACCCGGTGAGCGATTGGTACACGCCTGCATCTCCGCGGTACAGGGGATTCGCCAATCTTGCCGCCGTGCAAGCTGTGTATCCGTTCGTCACAGGTGCGACTTACTCAATCGATTTGGCGGCTATCAATGCTGCGCTTCTGTATCTTGCTGGCTCACGAATTAACCCTCCAACGCTTTCCGGCTATGGACTTGGAAAGATTCTTGTCCCTCGTGGCAAATACATGATAAACGGAGAAATATCCGTTGCATCGCCGTTGGGAGTCAAATTTGTTGGGGAAGGAATGTTTGAGAGTGTATTCGTCTACACGCTTTCAAGTGGCAACATGGTCAACGTGTCCACCCATATTGCTTTTCAATTTCAAGACATGGGGTTTTTCAACGACACATCCGATCCACGTGCATCTTGGACAAGCGTAGGGTTTAATTTGAACCCAACTGGTGGCGGCAAACTGTTCACGATGATTGATTGCTACACCAGCAAGTTCAACATCGTGGTGAATGTTGCCGGCGCAGTCAACAATGACGAGTTCACGTTTGAACGTGTCTTTGTTGCAAATCCGAAAACATTCCTTTATGCAAGAAACGATCAGGCAATCATCAACACCATCACATCATGCACGTTCTTCGGAACAATAGATCGCGTATTTGATGTAAGTGGATTTGGTTACACGACCTGGACAAGCTGCAACATCGTTCAGTCGGGAACATTCCTGTATTTGGCAAATGGAAACAGCGGAACCTCGTCGCAGTATTCGCTTTCAAACTGCAAATTTGAGTTTTGGCCGCAGCCCACAAACGGAACGTCGAAGATCATTCAAAGTGAAAGCAACGCATCAAATACGTCATACATCAAAATGCGGAATTGCGGCATTCGTGGCGGAACCCCGGATGCGTCCATCTATCAATTCGATATCAACAGCGCAAAGATTACGCTTGACATTGATGGCGGCGAATGGGAAAACACGAAAATCAGCACAAAGGCATTTACCGATCTGAATGCGGCCAATGTCTCGTGGATCAAATTCACGGGATGCGTGACTAGCCCAAGCACAACGATCAATCGGGTTTCAGGTGCGGATGGGTTTTCTTGTCATTACCCGGTCATCTTCGATACGTGTTCCGGCGTTTGCAATATTTCCCTACGCGGACCTGGGACTGCGAACAACCAAGCATCGTCAAGCACCAAATACGACAGGAATCAGAACACGCTGAATTCCAGCGGCTCCTTGATTGTTGGCTCAACGACCACTACTCACTCGTTCCCTGTATATGGTCAAAGAGTCTTGATTGAAAAGATCAGGGTAGTGATGACAACGAATTCAAGCATTACTGGTGGCACAATCAAGGCATACAAAGATGCCGCGAAGACATCGCAAATTGGAAGCACGATCACATTGACAGGAACGGGTCCGCTCACATTTGATGTGACCGTTGCTGCAAATACATTCACGACCGAAGGCGTGTATGTGCAAATTGAAAATTCAAACGTGAGCGGATCTGCCGCTGGGTCAATTTACGTTGATACTTTGAGCGTGTGACAAATGACCATCGAAACCAAGAATGCCGTGGAGTTTTGGATGAAACCCGCGCAGCTCGCGGTGGCGATCATTGCCATCGCTGGGGCGTTCGTCTACGCGGGACAGCGCAGCGAACGGGACGAGCAGCAGACGCGCGCCTTGGACAAGATGGCGTCGGAGATGGAAAAGATCCAGCAGGCGACCGGGGAGGGGAATGCACAGATCCGGGTTATCAACGTCCGCATTGGGGCGCTCGAGGAGCGCGTGGGGAAGATCGAAAAGCGATGAGCCGGGTATGGCTTGCGCTTGCCGCGGTGGCCTTGCTGGCGGTCGCGTGCAGCCCGGTGGAACGTATCGCGGGTGATACGAACGCCATCCGCACGGATGCCCAGGCGCTCATTGACCACGGCCACGCCATCAAGGACGCGGAGGTGGTGGAGCGCGCCACGCGCATTGACACCACGGCGGCCGACATCCACGTTCAGCTCACCCAAGTGCAGGACATCACCCCAGCATGGCTTTCGACCCTGCGGTGGTGGGGCATCGGCGTGGCCGTGGCGGGCATCGCCTTCCTCGTATGGCAATCGGGCATCGGCACGGCCATGCGCGTTGCAATTGGTTGGCTGCCGCGAAAGAAAGTGACCCAG